CTAGGCGTTGGCCTCTGCGGCTCTTGCGCCAGCGACAAGTTCTTTATGTAGCAGCTCCACAAGAAACACCTCAACGCCGAAATTGTCAGTGAGGTCACGGTTTCCGGCATTCCAGCCAACAGTGCCTCCTTGAGAGTCGATATAGAATTCATCGACATCGACACCTACTTCATCTTCAGTGGCCTGGACGGATTTCTTCATCACAGTCACTTTACCGACAAGGCTATATCCATCTGAGACGGCCTTAACAACGCTGGTAAACTGAAAATAGTAGTGCCAGGACAAGAATTGAAACCTAAACTCGTCGCGTTCCGGCTGCGGGGTGACTTCGGCAGCGCTGAAAGCACAAGCGTGACCCTGTGAAATCTTGCTCTTACCACTTTGGATCACTTTTAAGATTGTATCGGGAATGGTTAGAAACACCATTCTGAGTCCGGCGTAGCTGTCCTGCCAGCGACTTAGATCTTCGTCCATATCGTGGATATTTCGTGCCATCGTCTCTCTCCAAACTGTGGTATGTGGTCTGCACTACATACCAATTGGACCGTAAAGTAAAGTTCAGAAAAAAGTGCACACAGCTGCTATAAAACTTAGAGAAAGCGCAAAATTCGCCAGCAGGAAGCACGCTGTAGCATTGACCCGGCTCCGGCCGGGTATTTTTTGACCTAAATTTTCTAAGTTCGTCAGCGACCTTTTTAAACGGGTGCTATCATCATTTCACTTCCTTAACGCTAGCCAGCTCACAGAGGTAATTTGATGATCACGATAAGTACAGAACGAGGGTTTGTAGAAGTAGAGTCGTGGGACGAAATTGAGTCCTTACCAGGCTTTACTGACAATCTGAATGCAACAGATAACGCTCTGGAGGCCATAATTGGTAGGTATGTCTTTGCAAGTAAGCAGCATTGCGGCCTATCCCATTGCCATACGCCACACAACAAAGGTTACGTCGTATCGACTCAGACGGGACTTGTGACAAACATTGGCACTGTCTGTGGGAAAATCAATTTCGGTGTGGAGTTCGACCAGCTTACCAAGGTGTTTGAAAGGGATAGGACTGCTCAACTCAACAGGGAGATTGTTGGATCATTCCTCTCGCAAGAAGAGCGCCATAGCGAGTCGCTAGACAAAGTTCTAAATGAGGGAGGATCAGCGGTCTATCGCAATGTACAGGCGCTGATCACGCCGAGCAAAGGGTGCCCAAATGCTGTGGCGAAATTGTTGTCCAAAATGGTACGTGATCAGAGGCACGAGCTCATTCGTGTCAGACAGGCAACCATGGAAGAAAGAGATACGGCCTCGGTGATGGGAGCTGGAAAAGCAAGCGAAGAGCATATTGTCGAAGAGGTTGTTGGGGCCCTCTCCGGTATTGAAATTCTATACTCAAAGAACGATCTGCGGGACCTGCTCGTGCTCGACCTTCAGGCCAAATTTCGTGAACTGCTTGAGTTGGATATCGATACCATGGAGCACCGTAGTCTGCGGGATTGGTCAGAATGGTGTCAAGGTTTTGAAAGGAAGATAGAGCGCGCTGAGGGTATTGTGGCTATAGGCATGCGATTTTTGAGCCCTGGCAACTTAGAGCAAATATCACTGGTGCTGGATGGTGATGATGATGCCTTATACCGTAAACATCTAAGCCAGGTAAGGAGGCTCTCGCTGACGACTAACCAGCTCGACTCCTGATGTCTCGGTCAATTCATTCCTGAAAAAGCTTGTGCTGGCGCTTGTCGCGCTCCTGCTGCTTCACGGATTTGATGATGCGGTAGATGACAGGCACAGCCAGGCCGTGCTTTTTGGCCAGCTGGTGGTGGTTGGTACCATTGAACTCGTTGTAGATATCCAGATTCCTGGCTGACAGCTCCACCAGGTCGGTTTTCTTGATGTATATCTGTTGCCCACCCCAAGCCGATCGGATCTCCTGGGCGATGCGGCCGGCCAGCTCGTCTGCACGCTCGGCCGGCACGCCGTCGCTGCAGATCAGCCTCGCGGCGATCTGATGTAAGTCGATCAGTATGTCGTCATCCTGTTGGATCTCAGGAACTGACATCGCGGAACTCTCCATTATTCCCATTCAATGTGGCAGCGTCGGCACCACTGCTTGAGCTGCTCTATCACCTTTCCGGCCGCATACTGCGGCAGGAACTCAGGTGCGCTGTATCCTCTACCACTATTGAATTGAGTGGTAAAGTTTTCCACCCAGGCGCACAACGATTCTTTGCCTGGGCTCTTGATCTCGCCGGCGTCTTCCAGGGCACGCCACAGGACATGTATCAGTCCCAGCTCTCCCTGGGATAGCATGCCTGGTGCCCGCTCAACGCGCCGTGGCCGCTTCTTCGTGCTCTTGGGTACGAAGCCCTGCTGTCGCAGGTGGCGCAGCACCTTGGCGCGCTCACGGTCGGTCATCGCATCGGCGCTGACGCTGGTTTTGCCGGTGACTGACATCAGCATCTGGCGGTATGTGCTCAGCACGCCAGCAGCCTCGTTGCCATCATCGTCAGCGATGCCCAGCTGCTTGATGGCAACCTTGATCATGGCGATGTCGCTACGCGGATTTGCCACAGATCACCTCGTCAAAAAGCTCCTCAAAGCTCATGTTTGCCCGAGCCCTGGCACCGGTACCTGTCGGTTTTGCTGTATACCAGGTCAGCTCACGATCGCCGCCTGAAATGGCGACTTCCACCTCATCATGTGCCAGGTTGAATGCCTTGCAGGCGGCTCGTGCTGCTGCCTGCGCAGGGCTGGCCGTGCAGCTGGCTTTGATGTCTGTGCCGTCGACCTTGGCGTTGTAGGTGCCGTTGCTGTCTTTGACGCAGATCCTCATGCGCGGGCACCTCTGATGAGATTGGTGAGTGACTTGAGCAGACCAACCCGGCCGATGGCTTTCTTGGGTGCAGATTGAATGCCGATCAGTTCCTCGGCTGGGCCCTGAGGATCCGATTCATCGCTGGCGGTAACCACCACGTGGAAGATCTGCAGGGTGCTACCATCAATGAAGCTGTAGTCGCTGACACCGACGTCATCGTAGTGCCACTCGCCGATGCATTGATCGCGCGCATCCGAAACCAACGCATCGATGTCGTATGCTGAAACACCAGGTGAGCCCACGTGGCGACGATTTTTGAGCGCTATTTCCTGGGCGATGCTCATGATTCCCCCTGATCGTCGTCCGGCCGCTCGGTACCGGCCTTGGATCCAGTCAGCTTTCGCCATACCCAGACAAACGGGAACACGAAAATGAGGTAGGCGACGGCCTTGAGGATCTGTTTGCCCAGCTGGTCTGCGTTATCCATGGGTCACCTCTTCAGTCGCTGTCTCGGCCTCGACTTCATCAGCCCGTGCCCGCAGCCAGGCCGCACACTCTGCGTCGGTCATTTCCGACCAGGCGCGATTGATCGCACCGTCCGCCAGCTCGCGAGAGTTGGGGTAAGTAAACAGACAAATGCCGTTCGATCTTGAAACGAGGATCGCCTGCTTATCACATGTTGAAATGCCACTCATGATCTCTCTCCTGGGGACGCTACGCGTCCAGTGACGTTGATTGCTGCTGGTTGCGCAGTTTGATTACCCGGGTGACCGCATCCTTGAGACCCATAGCCGCCACAGCGGCATCACCTGGTGAGAACCGGAAGCGGCTGCGAGGCAGCATGACCGGAGGCTGGACATTCGCCACTTCCAGGAACACTGGTCGGGCAACAACGTGCTCTGGCAGCGAGGCGTCGATGCACACAAACACCACCATGTTGAGTCCGTCCTGGGCGTTGCCCACGTTGGACACGACGAACGGCATGTCGGTGCCTGGGTACCAGTCGGCATCTTTCTGCTTTCCTGGGATAATCAGCTTCAGAATCGCTTCTGCTGTCGTAGCGCTTATAGTTTTGTCGTGCGAGTGCAGCCGTGGCAGCTCCGGTGCGGCCTTGGGCGTGCGCTTTCCCGTCAGTACGAAAAGAATGTCGACACCCGCCTCGTGTAGCCTGAGAATGTATTCCGCGTTAGGAGCGCGTTTACCACCTTCGTAGTTTTGCTGTGCTCGAATCTTCACTCCTGCAACTTCAGCAAGCTGAACCTGCGTGAGCCCGAGCCTATCCCGCTCATAACCAAGCCGCAGTCCGATGACAGGTAGTAAAGGACGATTCATATCTTTGCTCGCTGGCATGCTCAAGCCCCCGCAATATCAAGTGGGATCAGCTTGTACTGATCAGTCTCACCGACCCGCTCATAGACGCGAATGTAACTCTTCGAGCCGACCACCTGCAGGGCATCACTGATCGCATCCATGGCCCGGTTCCAGCGTGGGTCATCGATGTTGTGCCGGCGCAGGGCAAGCACTCGAGCAGTGCGAAGTTCGCCATTGCGATCAGCGCGGAAAGCATCGTTGACCATCATCATCAGGCCTGGGTGGGCGTCCTTGCTCCAGTCGCGCAGACACTCGTCAATCAGTTCCTTGGCGGCGTAAAGACGCTCATCGAAAACGATATTGTCAGCGTTGGCGCGTAGCACTTTGTAGCGGCCGTCGAACGAGAGCAGCGTCAGATTGCCTTTTTTGCCGCCCAGGGAGACCCCGTACTGCTCGGCTGACATCTCGACGAATGCTTCGATGTCGCCGTAGATCGACGCCTTCACGGTGCTCAGCAGTTGACTGACATTTCTGGCCTTGGCAACGATCTCCATGGTCAACTCATCGCGCGCCAGGTCTATCGGTTTGATGCCAGACTCTTTGACCAGGTCGCCGCGCGCATTTTTGCGGTAGCCTTCGGGAATAGCGTTTTGCATGGTCATGCTCCTCAGTAGAAAATGGGGTCAGGCGTGTTTCAGGTGGGTGCCGCGTGTCTGCCACTTGCGAGGCTGCTTGCGGGTGGCCATGGAGCTGGTGATGCGGCCACCGCTGTTGCTGATCGTCTGGTACCGGCTCTCCAGGGCAGCGAGTTCTCTGTCCTGCAGCTGCTGCAGCTCCTCCGCCTCCAGCTCCTCGCGCAGCAGCCGCTCATACACCACGACCTGTGCCGGCAGCAGCGGCCGCACTTCTGGTACATCCTTGGCGGGATAGAAGAACAGCACCTGCAGGTAGCCGCGCGGGTTGGTCATGAACTGCGCAAAACTCAGGCCGAAGCGCCTGGGTACGTTGTTGAGCACAAACACGTTGGCCCAGTGCTCGACCGCCGCATTACCCCGGAAATCATCTATCTCTGCCAGGTAGTGCAAGTCTGGCTGCGAGTCGTCCTGCTGGGCCCCGGCCATCAGCCAGAACCCAAACAGGACCAGTAGGCCGGTTACCAGCAGCACCGCCAGATCGAGCCACTGGGCAAACGTCAGCGATTGCATGAGAGATTGCATGGTTACAATTCCTTGATCAGTTCAGCATTGATTTTCGCCATACCCAGCTCAGCGCAGGAGTTCATGGCAGCGGTCACGCAGTTGTTCACGATCAGCGGGTACATCATGTTGACTGGCACCCGACTCGTGCCCCTATGGACGCTGAGGCGCGCCCGGATGGCATCAAAGGCATCTTTCTCGAAGATGTCCGCCAGGCTGCGGCCGACCCGTTTGAACTTCAGCTCCAGGTATTTCTCCAGGTTGCCGTTGAGCGGCTGCAGCTCGATGATTTCGCACCGGCGCGACACTTCGCGGATCTCCGGATGGATGTGTTCATTGAGGGTGTTTTTCAGCTCGGGCTGGCCGACCAGGATGATACTGATCAATTTCTTAAAGCCGTCCTCCAGCTCCCAAAACCGCTTCATAAATTTGAGCGTCTGGATCGGCACGTCGTGTGCCTCTTCGATCATGATCACGTGAGCGTTGCCGCCCCGTGCTGATTCAGACAGCAGCACTTCGATCTGCCTGGCTTTTGCTTCCAGCGACGACTTGGGCCGTACATCCATGTCAGCGAGAATCGCATCACAGATGCTGCTGGCATTGATGCGCGATTTGTCGATAATCCTGGGGAACACAACCCGGATATTCGGATCCTCGCGGTTGATCCGGTCCAGCAGATCCCGGCGCAAAGTGGTTTTGCCTGCACCACTCTCGCCAACAACAGCGATGAACCCGCCGCGCTTGGCAGTCTGGTACATGGCCCCGCGAACGTACTGCTGATCGGGCGACATAAAGACATCATCCGGGCATGTCACATCATCAATAAATGGATCATTGAACAGTTTAAAAAGCTGTTTGGCTTTCTGGCTCAGCATCTCGTTCTCCGGTAATTCTTCGTTGATAAAAGCAGTTTTTTTCGATGAGTCGACAACTGGGTTAGCTTTACGCATGCGGACCAGGTGGCCGTGGTAAGTCACTGGCGTGTCATCCTCATCGAACTGCCACAGCGTCTTGATGTCCTGCGTTAATGCGCCGCATTGGAGCATGTGCTCCTCGGTGGCTCGGCGAATCATCTGGTGGTCATGATTGGTGGGCCAGTTGTTGTGGTTGATGATCTCGCACAGCGTGCTGGTCGGGATCCCGACTACGCGGTGCAGTTGGACCTGGCTAACACCGAGGCGAAACATCACGCGTTTCAGCATCAGGGTGGCGCCAGGGATGTGTGTAACGGTGTTTGGTGCTGCCATTGCTCTCTCCGTCATGGTCAGTGTTGCGGGTTATTTCACCAGGGCCAGTTTCGCCTCCGGCGGTCCATTAATCAGCTCAACGAGCTGGTCGTACTCATCCACTGGCACACCACTTGGGTACCGGTCTCTGATGATCTGGTTCTCCTCGGGCGAGAGTGATCTGCCCAGGGTGGAGCGAATGCGTTTGCAGGCTTCGATGATCGACAGCGGCCTGGTTTCCATCGTGTTGGTGTTGGGAAGTTCGATATCCGTGCCCAGGCGCGGCATGTAGGAAGGCTTGTACACGTTGCCCAGATGGCTGTGCGCATCAAGGCCACCGAACGGCGCCACGTTTTTGCGCCTGAGCTTTTCGATTTCCTCATCCGTTTTTTCCGGATAAGCATTGCGGATGGCGTCTTTGCGATTGGCGTCCTGAACGCTGTCCGGCATCGACTGGAACTCCTCGCCCCAGACCGGCGCGTCCACACGGAAGCCAGACAGATCATTGAACTCGACCGGCGACACACTGAAGCTGTGCTTCTCATCCTTGTAATCGGTAGCAATCACCTTCACCTGCCGATCGCCAAAGACCAGCGGACACACGTCCACTTTTGCACCAGGGTGGACAGCAGGCAGACCACGCAGATCATAGGTCAGCGATCTGTCAGCCTGCGGGTGTTTAAAGCTGATTGTCATGGCCTGACTGACCACTCGTGACTGCGGCGCTGAGGCCAGCAAAGTGCGGCACAAGGCGATATCGGGCAGTATTCGAAGTTGCTCTTTACGGATGGTCTGCCACAGCGCAAAACGGGCAAGCGGCTGGGCCATCCCATCGCGAGCCAGACGGCTGTCAAAATACGGTATGGCATTTGCGTTGAAGGCGGTCGACCAGCGCTCAGCGGCTTCATTAAGCTCATCGACGCTATGCACCGGCTGGAATCGCAAACGGCTCTCAAAGAGCTTCTCCACCAGGTTGTTGCCACCTTCAACCTGACCTTTAACGCGGGCGTTGTGTGCCTTGTGAGGGATATCTTTGACATCCAGCGCCGTCAGCGCATTCTTGATCGCAGAGGACGTGTTGGCACTGCCTTTGTCCCAAATCAACAGCGTCGGGACACCGTGCATCGGCCTGCCAGCCATCTTCGCCCAGCACCACAACAGGAAGTCCCACAGGTTGGCTTGCGTCTCGCCAGCGCTCTGGTAGTAGCGCACCAGCACTGTCCCTGAGTAGTGATCGGTCAGCACATATCGCCACACCCGAAGTGAGGCGTTGCGCTCGATATTCTGAGGTTTGTTTTTGTAGAACTCATCGTCACTGGCGAAGCGCTGGACATCCTGCCCTTTTTTACCAGGCAGGTAGTACAGCACGCAGTACGAGGGGTCTACCTGGTGCACATGGTTTGGGTGCAGCGACTTCATTTGAACGTGAGGCGTTGCCCGCTTGAGCGCTGGCGCGTTCATCTGCCTTTTGCGCAACAGCCGGTTCAAGTGGCCGTTGCTGACTTCGAAATCACGGCCGTTCGCCTGCAGCATGCTGCGGGCATTGGGCACATCCATGATGACTTTGCCATTGGCTCTGATGGAGGTTACAACCACCGCTGCCAGATCACTTAGCATCTGGTCACTCACAGTCGTTGTGCCGGCATCAGAGCGTTTTTTACGACCTGAGCTCCAGCCGACTTTTTTGAGGTGCTCGTAGACCTTGTGCGGTGACCAGCCAAGCGCCTCAGCTACCTGTTCAACCTCAGCACGTTTGCTGCCATGAGGCGCGGTGTCGAGCCTCATGGCCAGCTGACGAATGATATCTGTGGCTAGCTGGTTCATGCCTTTAGTCCTCAGAGTGCTCAATAAAGTTGCCACCATGCGCTGGCATATAGACTGAGAGGTTGAGTCCGAACTCAGCTTCTAGCTCGCGGAAATATTCGCCCAGAGTCGAGATGTGATCAGCGAATGGTTTGACGATCGCTTCCATCTCCTGTTTTGAGAGATCGAACTTTTTGGATTCTTCCTGGATTTGTTCGATCTGTGTGCGCAGGTGATTTATTTGCTGGATGGCACCACCAGCCATGATGGTGACGTTAGAAGTGATTTCAGAAACCACCCCGTCCCACTTCTTGACTCGCAGCTTTCGCTCATCAAGTTCCCTTTCGAGAAGGTTGACCTTTTGCTCCTTGCTTGCCAGTAGGCGCTCTTTCACGTCGGCATCCTCTGCGCGCAGTTCGCGCTCAGCTCTCAGCGCTGCCTTAAGCTCCCGCACTGACATCTTTTCGATATCATCCAGCTTCAGGCCAGCAACCGTGCCACCATCACTGAGGGCTTCCAGATCTTCATCATCTTGGGTCAGAAGTGCAAAAAGCTTTGTGCTGCCCAAATGCGTAATCGATTTCGCATTTGCCGTGCCAAACTTGATGGAAGCTTTCATCATTAGCTGGGCTGTGCGAGGTTCCAGCCCGATTCGTTGAAGCGAGGACAAAAACTGACCGTGGCCTTCGTGCTCTTTGATTACTACGAGCCTCTTGCCGGCCTGTACCATGGATTCTGCACTTTGACCCAAATAGAATCTTGTCTCGTTCTCCAGGCGTGTTATGTCGTAAGGCAAGCTGTCGCCGTATTGCTTGTCTATCACCACCAGGTTCCGATCATGCTCAATTTGCTCCCCGTGCCAGGCAGCTTCGGCCTGTTGCATGTCCTTCGGGGTCTCTGTAACGAATTCAGGGCCGATTTTCTCTGCGGCTGCAGTTTCCTTCGGTCGCCCTGGTTTGCGTTTTTCATTTGCGTCAGCTGCCATGATGTCTCTCCTAAAGTGGGTTGCGTGAAAAGCGTTGCTCGATCTCTGCAACAGCGGATTTAACCCGCGCCATGCCCTCAGCATGGGCGCGCGATATCTGAATGATCTTGGGGCCGAGCCGCCACCGGCCCTGCATTCCCGGAATCTGCTCAACAATGCCAATGCGCTGCAGTGAAGCCAGGTCGCGGGTAATTGTTGGGCGAGAGACGTTTAGGGCATCGGCCAGCTCTGAATTGCGTAGCCCATGAACCTCATGGCCAGCCATGGCCGTGATCATTTGGCAAACGCGCTCATGAATGTTCTCAGCCATGTCGTGGTGACTCCTGGCCAGCGCCCTGGCGAATTCGATGTTGGTGCTGAGTGTGCGGGTGCGGTCCATACATCATGGTTCCGGCCGCTTTCTTCGGTGCATAGGTGTTGCGGCTTTTAGATTGCTTCGGTTGTGATCGACGCTTCACTGGATCTCCTCCTCAAATAAACTCAGCTCAGGTGTGTCGGCTTTTTCCACATTCGCCCGGTGCCATGCCAAGTTCTCCAGCGCACCGGTCAGGGCGGCGATACAGTCGTCCTGGGACAATTGGGCATCATGGAATTTGATCAAAGCGCCGACAGCGCTTGTCAGGCTCGATTGAAGGGCATTGATGTCGCGGGCGTCCGCCTTCGATCCGCTCGGGATTTTCAACGTTAGGTACTGGGCTGAATGAGCCATGTAACGGCTGACGAAACTGGCGCCGCAGGCATGCTCAAAGGGTCTTACCAGCACTGCTGGCATCCGTCCCTCGGCCATCCATTTGTACAGTGAGTGGTGGCCAGCCAAGCCCATCAACTCTGCAATACGCTCTACAGACAGGTTCTTTTTTTCCCTGGCACAGCCCACACACAGCTCCATCGCATGCGTAATACTGGTTGGTTGGACCTTGTTCCAATTTATTCGCGACATTAGAAATGTCCTCTGGAGGCGTGTTCTAAACAAAAGCGGTTTTGCGCTCTATCCGCCGCGAACGGCCGGCTATAGGCTTGTCTCAAAAGCGTCGGAGCGACGCATTTGGTAACGAAGACGGAGAGCGAAATGGCGAACTTGAAGAGGTTAGAAAGGTTGGAGACTCTGGCACTTAACCAGGCTTTGATTATCGGGCAGTTGACACAGGCGATAAGCGCAATGATGCCTCCATCTGTCCGTGAGAGGGCCCTGGATCGATCAGCTGAGGTGTTGCTGGAGCTGATTTTTACAGACGGTGTGCCGCTCACTGCTCTGGAGCTGTCAGTCGATTGGCGGCGGCAGATTGCAGCGCCTTGCATTATGCGGACCGCCGAATAACGCCTTGAGATTGAAGGCGCCTGGCCAGCTCGGCATCACGCTGCTCGGCAGTTGTAAGAGGGCCATGATAAAGCGGAACGTCGGGGAAGACACTGTCGACTGGTCGTTCAATGGCAGTAGCAATGGCAATCGCTACACGGTGGTTTCTGCGCTTCCGCGCCACTACAAGGGACACATAGGATGGTTGAACATCGAGCAGCTTGGCTATGCGGGACAAGCTATAGCCGTGCTGTCCAAGCAGTTCTCGAATACGCTCGGTATTCATGGTGCTATACTCCTGTTTTGTAATTTCCCTGATTCGCAGCAGGGTAATAAAAGTAAACTTACAAGGTGACTATTCTACAAAACTGTAGAATAGTCAATATTAAAATGAAAAATATCACGTTAATTGTAGAAATAGCAGGCCGAATTAAGGAAGAAAGAGAACGGCTAGGCTATCTGCAGCCTGAATTTGCGGCTCAAGGAGCCGTGGCGAGGAACTCGCAGTCGAGGTACGAGCTGGGAAACGGTTCGCCTTCGGCAGATTATTTGGCGCGAATTGCACGGCTAGGTGCGGATGTGCAATACATCGTAACCGGGGTCAGGAGCGAGAATCTGCATGAGATCGATACAGCGGAAAGCAGCTTGCTTAATATTGCTGAGGATGGTGCAAAATACGCGCTCACCACCAGCAAAGACCTCGATATGGACCTGATGAACAAAATTGTGCAGGGTATCTGGGCTGTGATACTAGACAACAAAGACTACGAGACGTTGCCGCCAAAGGTGTTTTCTAAGGCCGTGTCGATCATTTATCAAAATAAAACGCTGTCCAACAGCCGCACTGCGCCAAGCGTCGATACAGTAAGGTCTGTGCTTGATGCGTTGATCATGGTAGAAATAGAAGACTGAGCACGAGAGAGCAATCCACATTTAATTGGGCGCTTTTCGCCGTGAGCCCGCATCGATGAGACCGCTAATGAGCAATATCAAGGTTATCGCCGGGCCATTCGTACTTGGCGCCGCTCGCGTGAAAGACGAGAAAATACTCTTCCCAGTGGATGGTGAATTTTGGCCCGAAGAAATCAAAATCAGTGATATTGAATTCGAGATCGCCACTGAAGAGACAGTCAAGAAAGCGGCAGGGACAGTTGGATGGGGTGCCGCTGGTGCGCTGGCTTTGGGTCCAGTGGGACTCTTGGCTGGCCTGCTACTTGGTGGTCGTAAAAAGGAAGTCACGTTTATAGGTAAAATCGTCGATGGACGTAAGTTTCTAGCGTCGTCCGACAATAAAACATACGTAAAGCTCCGTGCGGGCACCTTCTGATTTGTGCTTTATCCCCATTTACTAACTTAGGTTAAAAGCCTCCTCCCGCCCCGCGCGATTAGGATCACTCCAACATAGGAGTGATTCTACCCATGAGCGCCAACGCGTTTCTCGCAGCACTGCAGCAGACCCTGAAAAAAGAGGGCCGTCTGGTTGACCATAAGGCTGACCGGGGTGGCGTGACTGACTATGGGATATCGCTGCGCTTTCTGAAAGGTCTGCCCGACCTGGACGGCGACATCGATGGCGACGGCCACGTGACCGAAGCAGACATCACCGCCCTGACACCTGGTGAAGTCGCCCGCTTGTATCGCAAACACTTCTGGGACTACTACCGGCTCGACGAGATCAATCATGATCTGGTGGCCATCAAAGCCTTTGACCTGTTGGTCAACATGCGCTCTAAACCTGCCGTGAAGATCATCCAACGGGCGCTGCGTGCTTGCAATAAACCGGTGCTTGAAGATGGCCTGCTGGGCTCCAAAACCTTCGCCGCCATCAACGATATCCGTGATCAGCTCAACCCGCTGGCTGCCATGCGCTCAGAAGCCTATGGACATTACCGGCTGATCATCGCTGCCGATCCTACCCAGGGCGTCTTTCACAACGGCTGGAAAAACAGGGCTTACTCATGAAGATCCTCTCATTCCTGGCAGATGCCATCACGCCGGTCACCTCGCTGATCGACAAAATGCACACCAGCGATGGTGAGCGTCTGGAGCTTCGAGCGCAGATGCTGAATCTGCAGAACACCGTTACAGGCCAGGTGCTGGAGTACGAGGCGAAGATCCTGGAGTCACAGGCCAAAGTGATCATGGCCGAGGCCCAGGGTGAAAGCTGGCTGCAAAGATCCTGGCGCCCGATCGCCATGCTCACCTTCCTGGTCCTGGTGGTATGCGACTCCTTTGGCTTCCTGGCGTTCCGGCTTTCTGACGAGGCATGGGACCTACTGAAGATCGGCATCGGCGGTTACGTGGTCGGGCGAAGCGGCGAGAAAATTGCACCACACGTTAAAGGCCTCTTCACAAAGGAAACTAAGTAATGGAGCTGGTAGACATCCTGAAAATTACGGTGCCGATCATCCTGTTTATGATCGCTGGGATGGGCGGCGCTCTGAAATGGATTTTCATGCGCGAAGAGAGCAGGAAAGCGCAAGAGGCGAAAAGCCAAAAAGAGTATTGGGGCACGGTGAATGACAACCTGCAGAACCTGGTGAGCCAGCTGGCTGGCCAGGTGCGCGAGAACAAAGGCGAGTTTTCCACAGCGCGAGAGCGGATGGAGGCGCGCATCTCCGATGTCGACAAACGCCTGCAGGAGTTCCGCGAGCAGGTGGCTGGCGAGTACATCAAACGAGATGATTGGTTGGAGCATGCGCTCAACCTTGAGCGCAAGGTGGATGAGCTACGCAAAGACTTCAACCGGGAAATCCAAGATCTGATCAAAGCGGTCAGCAGCAGAGGAACAACAAATGGGACTCAATGATATGGAAACTCAAAGGCACCGGCTGCGTCGATTACGCATCCTGCAGGCGCTGTCCCAGAACAGGCCAGAGCCAATCGGTGATGGCCTGATTGCGCAGGTGCTGCGCGGCGATGTGGATCTGAGCTTTACCAAGTTTAACATCCGCAACTCCCTGGACTACCTGTCAGAGCGTGGCCTGGTGATCATCACGCTTCGCAATGACGATCGCTGGATGGCGAAGATCAGCGCCGATGGCGTTGACTTCCTGGACGGCCTTGGCGATCGCCATCTGGGTGTTGCTCATCCGGAAGATTTCTGATGCCGGCCGTCAGCAAAATACAGCAGCTGCCATCAGAGGTGAAAGCCTGGCTTGACTCCAAGCTTGTGGCCAACGCCTTTGGCAACTATGACGAGTTGACCGAGCAGCTCAATGGCAAGCTGGCAGCCCATGAGCTGGAGCTGACGGTCAGCCGGTCGGGCCTGGGCATCTACGGCAAAACCCTGAAAGACCGGATTGAGAAAATCCGCTCCAGTACAGCAGCTGCAAAGCTGCTGAATGAGACCATGGACGATGAAGGCGATGCCCTGGGCATGGCCAACGTCGCGCTCGCCCAGGATCTGATTTTCCAGCTGATGAACCAGTACGATGCGGATGATCCGGACCAGAAGATCAACGTGAAGGAAATCACCATGCTGTTCCGCGCCCTGGGCAACATCAGCCGGGCGTCCCTGCCACAAAAGCAATGGGCCAAGAAAGTGCGTGAGGAGCTCGCGCGCAAAACCGCCGAGGCGATCAGCGAGATCCAGGCTGAGGCCGGGTTGTCGGATATGCAGTTTGAGCGCGTGCGCGCCAAATTCCTCGGGATAAAAATCGATGGCTAATCTGAGCGCCGCGCAGCAGCGCGAGCTGCTGGACCAGGTCGATGACATTCAGCGCGAGCGCGTTGGCCAGTTTAACGCCAGCGAAGTGCCTGATGTTCTATTGCCGTATCAGATACGCTGGCACCAGGACATGAGCCCGGTGCGGGTACTGGTCAAGTCCCGTCGTATTGGTGGCACTTGGGGCTGTCTGGCTGCAGAGGCGACCCTTGAGGCTGCGCACCGTAATGGCATGAACCAATACTACGTCGGCTACAACAAAGAGATGGCGGCTGAGTTCATCGGTGACTGCGCCAGTTTTGCCAAAGCTTACCAGGTGGTCGCATCAGAGATTTCCGTTTCCCTGGACAAGTCTGTCATTGATGACGAAGACAAAGACATCCTGCGCTACCGGATCCGCATGGCATCTGGTCATGAGATTGTTGCCCTGTCCAGCAAGCCGTCAAACCTTCGTGGTCACCAAGGCCATGCCCGCCTGGATGAAGCGGCTTTCCATGATGACCTGCAGGCGCTGATCGATGCGGCCATGGCGTTCCTGATCTGGGGTGGCCGGGTTGATATCTGCAGCACACATTTTGGTGATGGCAATCCCTTCAATCAGATCCTGCGCGAGATCGAAGCCGGCAAGCTGAAATACTCGGTGCACAGGGTCACCTTTGATGAGGCGCTGGCTCAGGGATTCTACCAGCGCATCTGCCTGGTCAAGGGTGAGCTTTGGACCCAGGAGAAAGAGCGCGAGTTCCGGGACAAGATCTATGCGCTGTATGGCACGGCCGCTGATGAAGAACTCGGTTGTATACCCTCGGCCGGCAGCGGTGCCTATTTCACGCGGACGTTGATCGAGCAGTGCCAGGATCAGACTATCCCGGTGCTGCGTTTCACCAAACCCGCTGAATGGGTTACAGACGACAGACGTATTGAACAGGCTGAGCAGTGGTGCCGTGATGTCCTGCAGCCGGTGATCGACAACATGCCCACGCATCAGCGTTCGGTGTACGGACAGGACTTTGGCCGCGACGGTGACCTGTCGGTTCTCTGGATCATGCAGTCCAATGGAGTGAGGCGCTGGCGTACGGCGTTCATGCTGGAGCTGCGCAAAATCCCATTTGATGTGCAGCGCCTCATCATGTTTTTCATCATCGACCGCCTGCCGCTGTTTCACCACGCTAAGTTTGATGCCAGGGGCAACGGCCAGTCACATGCTGAAGCAGCACTGCAGGAGTACGGCGAGCAGCGCATCGATTGCGTGATGGCCACCCCGAAGTGGTACAGCGAGTATTTCCCCAAATACAGATCGGCTTACGAGGACAAAACCATTCTGGTACCCAAGAGCGAGGATGTTATTGCTGACCATCGCCGGGTTGTGCTGCACCAGGGCAGTCCGCGCATGAGTGATGGCCGCGATCGCGGCAGCGATGGCATGTACCGACACGGTGACTCTGCTATCGGTGGTTTGCTCGCCTGGGCAGCAGCCCTAGAAGAAACAGAACCAGCAGCTGGCGCGAACATCGAAGCATCACTTGATCGACTGCTGCCATCGCGGATGGAAAACCGCCGCCGTACCACAATGTTCCGCTGATTTGCCCGAGGCCCTGAGAGCTCGCCTACGGCGTTTTCCCCGGTGCCGGCGCTATGACGCCAGAGAAATCGCGCAACGCTCGCGGATCGATTCATGAACGCAACTGACCAGAGATTATGACCATGGCTACCAAGACAGATACAAAAACCGCTCAGGCCGCTGAGTCAGGCACTGAAAAGTTCATTGAAGCGGCCGGCAGCAGCATTGATCCGGATGAGGAACAATGGCGCCCGCTGACCGGTAATAACGATCGCGACCTGGAGCCGATGAAACAGGACCGGATGCAGAAGCTGGCAAAGTTTCTGTGGGAGTCCAACCTGATCGCCGATCGCATTATTGAGCTGCCCCTGGCGTTCATGCTCAGTGATGGCGTCCGGCTGAAGGTGCCCGATGATGAAGCCCAGGCAATCATCGAGAAATTCTGGTATGACCCCATCAACAACATGGATCTGTCCCTGGAGGAGTTCGCCCGCGAGCTCGCGCTGTTCGGTGAGCAGTGTTATCCGGTGTTTGTGAACCAGATGAACGGTCATGTGCGCCTGGGTTATCTGGATCCGGCTGAGATTGACGATGTGATCACCGACCCGGACAACAAGCGTCAGCCGATCGGCATCAAAACCAAGAAGGATGGCAAGGGCAATTACCGACGCTTCAAAGTGATCATCAACGCCGATGAGTCTGTGTTCGGTGCGCGCGCCAGGCGCAAGCGCAAGACGTTCACCGATGGTGAGTGTTTTTACTTCCGCATCCGGGGGCTGGCATCGGGCGCCCGTGGCCGATCCGATCTGCTGCCGCAAATGGATTGGCTGGATGCCTATGATCAGTTCCTGTTTGGGGAGCTGGATCGCAACCAGGGCTTGCGTGCCTTCATGTGGGACGTATTGATCAAGGGCGCCAACGAGGAGGATATCAAGGCCAAGGCAAAGAACATCCAGGTGCCGCAATCTGGTGGCGTTCGGGTACACAACGAGTCAGAGGAATGGACTGCACTGGTGCCGGAGATGAACGCAGCCGACACGAGCCAGTCGGCGCGGCTGTTTCGCAACCATGTTCTGGGTGGTGCAACAATCCCGGAGCACTGGTTCGGTGGTGGTGGTGATGTGAACCGCAGCACGGCCGGTGAGATGGATGAGCCGACTTTCAAGATACTGGCCGCGCGTCAGCGCCGGCTCAAGTACATGCTGGAGGTGATCGGCACCTTTGTGATCTCCATGTGGGCCCAGTTCAATAACAGAACGATTGACCCGTCCGATCGCGCGTTCTGGGTGACCTGTGAGCTGCCCGAGATGGTGCAGCGAGATACCACGAAATACGCCTCTGCCATGCAGCAGGTGGTGGGCGCGTGTGTCGCGGCGATGAACGCCAGGCTGATGACCCGTGAGGTGGCGATCGAGATCATCGTGGCTACGGCCAGGCGCTTGGGTGTGGACAAAGAGCCGGGGCAGCTGCTCAAGGAAGTCGAGGCGATGATCGCCACGCAGAAAACCGATGACGCCGATGTTGATCTGGATGTGGGTGTTGGTGGATGAACGATCGCGAACGCCGCAAGGCATTCAACCAGGAGCGTAAGGCAGTCGTCACTGAGTTTGAAGAACTCAGCGCTGCCACGCTGCTGATGATCAACCGGATCCTCAACGAAGCACGTGAGCAGATCAAGTTCCTGCTGCGCATCTCGCCGACCGATTACAACCTGTGGCTGCTCGGTGAGCTGGAGTCGCAGATCAAGGTCATCCTGAACCAGGTCTCCAGTCAGTCAGCTGCGGCCGCGCAATCAGCGTTAAGCAATGCCTGGTCGCTGGGTGAGCTGCTCACTGACCGGCCGCTGCAGGCTGCTGGCCTGACCATCGCCGGGGTGGCGCCGGCCATTGATACACGTCAGCTGGCCGCGCTGCAGCATGTGACCACACGCAAGATCGACGGCGTCACCCGCATCATGGCTGACAAGATCGACACACAGCTGGGTATGGTGATGATGGGCGTGCAGCCGGCCGACATGGCGATCACGGTGATTACCAATATCCTGGATGAAGGTGATCGCTCTCGCGCCCTGGGCATTCTGCGCACCGAGATCAGCCGAGCCAACTCGATTGCCAGTGATTTGCGCAAACGCTCTGCTGCAACAGTGTTGCCTGGTATGCAAAAGCAATGGCGCCGCAGCGCACGCAAAGATCCGCGCGAAACTCACACTTATGCTGATGGACAGGTGCAAGATCTGGACAAGCCGTTTATCATCGGTGGCATTGAGATGATGCACCCGCATGATCCCAAGGCGCCGATCGGTGAAGTCATCAACTGCGGCTGTATGTCGCTGCCCTATATGAAGAGCTGGCAGATGTCCGCACCGGGCAAACGCGCAGTAACATAATTTACTAACTTAGGTTAAAAGTCTTACTCCACCCCCCTCAAGTACGCTGCAACTGTCCATAAATCATTTTGATTCGGAGAGTTGCACCCATGCCCAACGACGAAGAAAAGAACGGCGATCCTACCCAAAAAGCAGATGCTTCATCTGCCGGTACATCGACGTCCAGCACGCAAACCCCGCCTGCCGACACGACCGGCGCTTCTGAAAACTCAGCTGCTGCCACCACTGCCAAGGCCGCGAAGTCTGCTAAAGCTGGCAAACCCAATAAGGCGACCAAGGCCAATGCGACTACCGCCAAACCTGCTGGCAACAACAATGCCGGCAACAAGCCTGCGTCACCTGGTTCCGATGACAAGCCCGCCGCCACAGTTGCTGCCGCTGCGAAGTTCGCAGGTGTCGAGGTAGCAGAGGTCCTGGACTTCAACGCGTTGGGCAACGGCCGCTTCATTGTCGTCACCACCTCCGGCCGCAAGTACAACTCCACCCCCGATGAGCGCAAAGCGCAAGCCGCTGCCGCTGCCGCCAAGGCAGCTGAGAAAGCCGCTGCCAAAGCGAAGGCTGCACAGTAATGTTTATCCCTGCAGAAGGTATAGTCGGCGCGGTAGCGATGCGCGAAGCGGCCAGCGAGATGCGTGACACCATCGAACTGGTGCGCAGCGCATTGCATGAGAAAGTCAAAGTGCAGCTGGGCAAGTCCGAATGCTGGATTGACCTGGAAGCCATCTATCCCGATCGCGCCGTCGCACGTCTGGCCGGCCGCTTCTACGCGTATCCCTACACGATCGCCCAGGACAACACTGTCACCATTGGCGACCCCTCTGAAGTGGTGCGCGAGTTCACCCCCGTTGGCGCATCCATGCGCGAATCAGTGGCGCTGATTGAAGCCGTGGGCGATGTGGAAAAATCCAGATCGTTCCTGATCCGCGTGATCCGCGCCGGCACCTCTGCCAACAACAAAGGCTATCCAGTGGCTGTGCTGCGTGAAGCGGCGCCGCTTTTTAATGGCACCCGTGTGTTCATCAAATCAGACGACGAGCACCTGGGCGGCAAAGGCAAGGATGTGCGCAACCTGATCGGCGGGCTGCGCGATGCCAAGTTTGTTGAAGGCGCTACGCCCGACGAAGGCGAGATCCAGGCAGTGCTGGATGTCTTCGATTCCGAAGCGGTGGTTGCTGGCAAATTGCGCGAGGCAGTAGAGCGCAACATGAATCACCTGTTTGGCTTTTCCATTGATGTCGAGGGTACCGCCAAGCGCGTGGGCCGCATCATGGAAGCTACCCGATTTACCAAAATCCACTCCGTTGACCTGATCGTCGAAGCCGGCGCTGGCGGAGAGCTTATTAATCTGATCGAGGCGGTTGCCTCAAATACCAACGATGAGGACGATGCCATGAAGCAGCGCATGCTCGAAGCGATCCGCAAGGCCAACAACGGCTCTTTGCCACAAGGCCTGGACGAAAATGATGAAGATGCCGTGTTCACGGCCTTCAAAGAAGCCACCAAGCCTGAGCCGGTACAGGCGCCTGCGAAGACTGGCGACGAGGCACCGATCACCCGCGCGGAACTGAAGGTTCTGGAAACCCGCACCGCCATGCGCGAAGCGGTCCGCACCTCCAACCTGCCCGAGAAGGCGCAGGACAAGCTGATCAAGCAGCTGGAAACCGATCCCGCCCTGACAACCGAAAAGTTCAAAGAAGCGATCAGTGCAGAGCGCGAGTACCTGGCCAGCTTCACTGAGTCAGGCACCGTACGCGGCCTGGGTGGCGGTGATGGCACCGTGGGAGTTAAGGGCATGGAAGAGATGCTCGACAAGCTGCTGGATCGCGACGACAACGAAGTGATCAGCCTAAAGGAATGTTATCTGGCGGCCACCGGTGACACCCGCGTCACCGGGCAGCTGCGCAACTGCCGTTTCCGTGAGGCCCTGGATACCACATCATTCCCGATCATGCTCGGTGATGCGGTTAACCGGCGCGTGCTGACCATGTACAACCAGAACCTGCAGCACGAGCTGTGGCGTCAGATTGTCAGCGACATCGTACCGCTCAATGATTTCCGTGAGCGCAACAACGTCATGTTCGGCGGCTTTGGTGATCTGCCTGTGGTTGCCGAGAAGGCAGCTTACGTTGGCCTGGATCAGCCCACTGAGAAGGCTGAGAAATACAGCCCGGTCAAGCGCGGCGGTATCGTTGCAGTCTCCCTGGAGATGATCAAGAACGACGATGTCGGTTTTGTCATGCGGATCCCGCAATCTGTGACAACTGCAGCCAAGCGCACGCTGAACAAGTTTGTCCTGGACATCATCCGCACCAACCCGGTGATGGCTGATACCAAGGCGATTTTCCACGCCGATCACGGCAACCTGGGCACCGCTGCGTTCAGCAAAGCGGCCTACCTGGTCGCACGCCTGGCGATGATGAAACAGGCTGACCACGACACCGACGAGCCGCTGGGCCTGGCGCCCAAGATTCTGCTGATCCCGGCAGATCTGGAGGAGGCAGCGTTTGAAGCCTTCCGCCGCGATACCAACCTGGACCCGGACTTTGCCCAATCATCCATGCCGATGATTCGCCCGGTACCGTACTGGACCGACGTCAGCGACTGGGCCTTGATCGGTGATCCTGCCGAGCATCCAACCATTGAAGTGGGTTTCATGGATGGCCGTCAGGAGCCCGAGATGTTCATCCAGGACACGCCGACGGCCGGCTCGATGTTCACCAACGACATGGTGACTTACAAGATCCGCCACATCTATGGCGGCAAAGCCAGCAGCCACAAGAACATGCGCAAGCATGTAGTTGCTGACGCCTAAACGCGAGCTACCTGATGGAAACGGAAGCCTTTAAGAGTTTGATGACCAGCCTGGTGCGCGACGACGACAGCCGACTCTCTCCCGGAGATGTCTCGACGGCACTGGCGCTGGTCATCAATCGCTACAACGCGGACCGCCCCCGCCAGCTGACACAGGATGTGGAAGTTGGCGAGGCGATGGTTCTGCAAACGCCTGACCAGTGGACCAACAAGCGCAGCTCGATTCTTACCATTGAAGCGCCGATCGGTCGCAACCCGCCAAGCTATGTAACTGAGGATTATTTTTATGTCTACGACCTTCCTGACTCTGATGTTGAGCTTCGTCTGCTTGCTGGTGTTGTTGGTGTCGGTGAGCTTGTGCGTGTTTGCTACACAGCAAGCCATACCGCCCCACTCACTTTCGATGAAGATGATTGTGAGGCGCTGGCTTGCCTGGGCGCAGCAATCCTTTGTGACCAGGTGGCGGCGCTGTATGGCCACGATTCGGACGTCAGTGTTCAGGCCGACTCGGTACAGCACAACGATAAAGGTCGCACTTTTGCTGCTCGTGCTCGTGATTATCGTGCTCGCTACGAGAGCAAGTTTGGCAAGCCAACCAGCACTAATGCTGCCAGCGCAGTTGCAAGGATCCCATCACCCAGTCGAACTGGGATGCGAAACCGATGAGGATCTTACTCGAAACCAATCTGCCACAGCTTGCACAGCTGTGGGCGAGCGAACCGGAGATTACGCAGCGGCACCTGACCCGTCAGATGACCGAGGCAGTGATGCTCCTGGAGCGCGAAACGATCGAGCGGGCACCGGAGGGCCGGGGCGGCTCATCGGGTCTGCGCGGTGGGATAGCTGCGGTACCACCGGTTGCCTCCGGTATCAGTGGTGAGGTGATCGGCTTGGTGGTCGGCAGCGCGGCGCACACGGTACCAATCGAGATGGGTACCAAACCGCACTTTGTTCCGATCCGCCCGCTCCAGGAATGGGTTGAATACAAGCTGGGGCTGGAGGGGCAGGAAGCGCGCAGTGTCGCCTTTGCCATCAGCCGCACCATCGCCCGCGATGGCACCGAGGGCAAGTTCATGTTTCGTGATGCCCTGGCGGCAAACGAGGCGCAGGTGGAAGAGATGCTCAGGGCCGCGATCCCGCAGATCATCCAGGAGATGACACAAGGTGAGTAACAGCGCCCAGATTCGCACCGCGATCGCCTCTGTCGTCAACAGCGTTGCCGGGGCCGGCCTGTTTCACGACCGCGAGAAGTACAGCAAGACAACGAGCAAGTTGAAAGAATTTTATGTCACTGGCGCCATGATTGCCGGTGGGTTTGTTCGCCGGGTTGGCCGGCGCAAAGAGTCGCCCGATGCTGGCCACACGTTTGTGGTGTTTTCCACCTGGGAGCTGCACTACTTCCGCGCCTTCCAGGAAGACGAAGACAGCGAGGTTGGATTTGATGCCCTGCTCGACGCCATGGATGCGGCGTTTGATGCGGATCAGACCCTGGGCGGGACCGTTGACACGATCGTCACCGATGAACAGGCCGGCCTGCGACTGTTGACCAGTCAACCAGCGATGTTTGCAGGGTTCCTGGTGCACTACGCCAAGCTGAGGCTGATCAGCGAGCACTCTGAATCAGCATAACGATTTTTACGTGAGGACATGACCATGAGCAAACCGACCAAACAGAACAAGGTGCGCGTGCACAGCCTGGAGCTTAAAGGCAAGGGCATGGAGCGCCCGGTGACTGCCGGGGTGCACTACGTCAGCCAGGATGGCCTGGCGCACGCAGTAGGCAGTGCGACATACAACCCGGAGCCGTTCGCACCGAAGCAAGCTGAGAACCAAGCACTGAACGATTCGGTCGATGCACCAGTTTCGGCTGCTGAACTGGCTGAGCGCGCACGGGCCGGTGACATCGTCGATGCGATCGCGTCTCTGGATCTGGCAGACGACGAGATTATGACCAAGAACAAAGGACCCAAGGTGGCAGCTATTGAAGCCGTCCTGGGATTCCAAATCACTGAAGCTGATCGCGATCAGGCGTGGCAGCTCTTCAACCAAAGAGGGTAAGCAATCATGTTTCAACGTTCAGCGGAAATGACAATCTACGGCAAAAAGGAAGAGACCTATGGCGTGTTAGCAGCGCCGACCTTGGCAGCCGATGTGTTCAAGACGTTCGATGTCGTGCTCAAAGCGCTGGACGGTGAGACCGAGCGCGATGAGACAGCACAGAACGCATGGGGCAGCTCTGAGATATTCCACGTGGGCACCAATGTGTCATTGGAATTCAAGATGTCCATCTGCGGTGCTGGCACGGCCGGTACCGAGCCCGAGTGGGGTTTCTTCCACAAAATCTGTGGCTATGCAGTGACTATCGATGAGCTGGTCGATGTGCGTTACAGCCTGATCAGCGCAGACGGTGACAGCGCGACGCTGTTTATCAACGTGGGCGGTACCCGTCACCCGATGACCGGTGTACGCGGTGACGTCACCCGGCACTTCGACGCCAAAAAGCGTCCGTACTTCCAGTACAAGCTCAAGGGTCTGTGGAATGCACCGGTGGCCAAGACAGTCATCAATCCTGATTTCACCGGCTACCAGCGTCCGGTGCCGGTCGGCAATGAATACACCACTGCCTCGCTGCATGGCGTCTCACTGGCTTTAATCAGCCACATGTATGGCAACAACAACGCGGTTGAGTATATCGACGTCCCAGGCTACGAAGGCATCGATGTAAATGACCGCGAGCCTGGTGGTGACATCACCTTCCTGGCGCCGGCGATCGGCACCAAAGATTGGTTCACCACTGCCAAGAATGGTACCCAGGGTGCGCTGATTCTGGAGCATGCCGGTACCGACGCCGGTGACGGCAACCACGTGCGCTTTGAGAACCCCAACACTCAGCTGATCCAGCCTGACTACACGACAGTGCTGGGCGGCAAAGTGGGCATCAAAGCCAACCTGAACATGCTGGCCGGCGCTGACACGGCCGGTAACGACGAAGAACTCATTATCGTCAGCTAATGCACAACCCCGTGAGAAGAGAGCCAGCCCCGGCCAGTGGATTAAGCAGTACCGCTGGCCGGGCCGAGCCGAAGATGAAAGACCAACCATAAACTTAATGCAGGAGAGAGCCATCATGGCCACGTTCAAAAAGCGATCAACCAACACCTTCAAGAAAAAAGTATCCGTGTTCCTGGGCGATGAATCCCTGGGCGATCTGGATGTCACCTTTGTCCAGCTGAGCCAGGATGAATTCTCCGACCTGGTGGAAAACGAAAATGATGCCGGGCTGTGTAAGCGCGTCATTCAAGCCGTCGGTGATATCCCGGTTGAGGGCTCAGAAGGTGAAGTAGTCAGAGGCCAGGATGCTATTGACCTGGTGCTGAACGATGCCAGCTGCGTGTCGGCCTGCGCTGTTGAGTACATGGAGACACTCAAAAGCGGCAACTTTCGTAAGCGAGGAGCTCGCGGCCGCCGTTGATTATTACCACCAGGATCCGGTCCCGCGCTTTAGCGAGGCCGACCTGGAGGAAATGCGGGAGATGGGGGCCAGCGAGGATGAACTGGAGCAGCTGCTGGACCAGGAGGTTGAGCCCGAACCCTTCGAAGTGATGCCCGAGAACTGGGATGCCATTCAGCTTTACCTGAGCGTGTATGGCCAGTTCACGATCTCTGAAAACGGACATGTGTTCGGGTTTAATTTTGCTGCCGTGGACGTTGACATCGATCGAAGCGGCATTGAAGTGACTCCGCAGACCTGGCAGCGGTTCAAGATTCTGGCCCACCACACCGTGCACACCCTTAATCAGCGTGATGGAAAATGAGCGAATACACAGCCACCATAAAGCTAAAAGCAGATCGATCCGGCCTCACCGGTGAAGTCAAGATTGCGGCTGCTGATATCGCCAAGCTCAATGATGAGCTGCAACAATCCGGTGCTGCCGGCGCCAAGGGTGCCGACGGCATCAAGAAACATTCCAACGAAGCCAAGGGTGCTGCAGATAGCACCCGGAAGCTCAACACCGAAACCAAATCTCTTAGGGAACAGTTCATAAGCCTGAAGTCAGTTCTGGCTGGCTACGGCGTTTTGAAGATCGGTGGTTTTTTAAAGCAAGAGTTAGCCGCCTTCCAGGATGTGCGCACCATGATCCAGGGCATGTCCGGATCGTCAAGTGCATATGCAGAAACGCAGGAATATCTGATTGATGTGGCGGAGGACTATAGCCGCAACCTGAACACATTGTCAGAGAGCTACGCGCGGCTGATGGCCCTGGAAGGCGCTAACCTGGTCACGATGTCAGAGAGCCGCCAGCTGCTTGAAGGTCTTTCTGACGCCAGCGCTGCTCTCAAGGTCAATAACGAGCAACTGGGCTTAGTGTATTACGGCTTGTCCCAGGCGATCAGCCAGCCGATCGTGCACGCCGCAGAATTAATGCAGGTCATGGAGCCTATGCCTGGGCTGCTGAATCACATGGATGCTGCGGCCGGGCTGGTCGGTGGTGGCTTCCGAAATATGGTTCTCGATGGGAAGGTCACCTCTGCTTTTTTCAAGAACACTTTGATCGGTGCACTGGAAGAATACGAGGGGGCTGCTGCCCGCACTTACGAAAACATCTCATCGATTTCAAATCGGATTGCCACTGCCCACACCAATCTCGTGGCAGCCCTGGAAGTGCCAATTGATTCCGCTATCGGTAATTCGATGCGCCTCTATGAGGCAACCCTTAAAACGATCACACCGCTGATTCCATCGCTCATTGAGCTGACCGGTGACTTGGTTTTCATGTTGACGGCGTTGGCAGGCGTGAAGCTGGCCGCATGGCTGTACGCAACAACTGCGGCCAGCTACACAGCCAGCGGCGCTCTGACAATGCTGGAACTGCGGTTCCTCGCGACAATGACGTTGGCGCGGGCAACTACCCTGGCAATGATTGGCCTGCGAGGCGCGATGGCGTTTCTGGGCGGACCTTTGGGTGTGGTTGTTCTAGCGGCAACAGCGCTGTATGCATTTAGCAGAAATGGGCAGACCGCTGCCGCTGACGCTGCAGCATTGAGAGGCGAAATCGACGATCTTGCCGCTTCGTATGAGGCGCTAACCGTAGCGCAAATTGATCAACAAATCTCAGCAGCCCAGGCTGAAATGGCTGAACTGTCAAAACTCAAAGAAGGTTTAGTTGAGCCCGAAGCGAAGTCGAATCCTTTAATGGCCTGGGGCATGTCACCATCAGATGCTGACTACCAAGCTCTGCAGCAATACACCGACGAGATGGATTCTCTAAATCAGCAGCTGGACGCCGGCGCACGGAATCTTAATGCATTGGCACAGGCTCGGCCCGGAGCGATTGCCAATGATTTGGATGCAGAAACGGCTGCGGCCACGGCTCTGTCCAAAATCCAACAGGACCTCCTGGACAAGTACCTGCCGCTGGAGGCACTGACCGCCGAGTACACATCCAACCTGGCTGCGCTGAGCGCCATCGAAGCCTCCAGCACTGAAGAGGCCAGCCGCAAAGAGCGTGCGATCACCGCGTTGAACGAAGCCTACCGCGAGGAAGTGCGCGAGCTGACCGGTGTGACCAAAGCCGAGGAAGATGCGGCCAAGGCGCGCGAGAAAACCCTGCAGGAGATGAACAAACTGATCGACCAGTACGCGCCCATGCAGAACGCAGTTGTCGAGTATGAAACTCAATTGCTGCTGCTGAGCCAGGCGCGTGATCAGGACCTGCTTTCCCTGGAGAACTATCACATCGCGGTGGCCGCGCTTGCCCAGGAGCAGTATGAGGCGTTAAACCCTGGCGCGCTGCTGGTTGATCAGATGGAGGAAGAGCTGCGGGTGATGCGCCTGTCAGCGGTTGAGCAGGAGTATGCAAACCGGATCCGGGGTTTGTCGGCTGAGCAGATTGCCCTGCAGGGCGATGCCATCCGCGCGCTGATCATCGAGATGCAGGACGAACAGGTGACCATTGATGCTACCGCGCAGCGGCAGCAGGACTATCAGCGGGCAACCGAGAACATGCTGGAGGATCTGCAGCGAAGCTGGACCGACTACTTCGACCAGATCCTTGAAAAAGGCAAGTTCAACCTGGAGACCCTGGGTGAGTCGATTGTGGCGATCATGCGCCGCACGATGGCCAGTGTGGCCAGCATGGACATGGCCAACTCGCTGCGTAGTGTCTTTACCCCGGCCGCGCCAGGCGCAGCCCCAGGCGATCCTGCCAGTGGTGGTTCAGTCAACTATGGCCAGCTGGCAGCGCTGGTCGGCGGTGGCGTCTCCAGCGTGCTGAACGCCTCACTCGTGCAGAACTCAGCAGCGGTTTACGAAGGTGGCCAGCTGATCAGCGAGGGCGCCAAGTCATTCAACTTTGGCCTGAAGAACCTGAGTGCAAACCTCTTCGCCGGCATCGCGGGCAGCGCGATCGGCACGGCCGTTGGTGAGGCTGTGTTTGGTAAACAAGCGCAGAGCAACTACGGCGCCATGGCCGGTGCGGTGCTCGGCTCGGTGATCCCAGGTGTGGGCACCTTCCTGGGCGCAATGGCCGGTGGCGCCCTGGATGCGATGTTCGGCGGTGATGGTTACAAGCGCATGAGCGTGGGTTTTGACACCAATCGCGACTCGGTACGCGGTAGCTACTACACTGGCACTGAGACCTTTGCCAGCGGCCTGCAGGTGAACAAGATCAACCGGCGCGGTGACCAGGAAGCGACCGATGCGATCACAGCCAAGGCGGCTGAGATTGATGCGTTCATCACGCAGCTGACGCGTGCGGCCGGTGGCTCGATTGACATGAGCCGGGCGACGCTCTCTGGCACCTCGGCTGATTACGGCTACAGCCAGGGCAGTTTCTTTGGCATGCGCGCTGGTGAGGATGCCGATTCTGAGGAAGCCCTGGACGCGCTGTTTGGCAGCTTCAGCAAGCAGCTGATCAACCACATTGAGGGTCTGAGCGATGGCGTGACCCAGGCGCTGCGAGCGGCCACCGGATCTGCTGACGAGATCCTCGCGCAGTTCCAGGAAGTGCTGGCGCTGGACTCACTGGTGCAGTCGGGTCAGTTGGATATCCTGGGTGATGTCACTTTCGAGTTTGCCCAGCAGCTGGCCGAGGCCGCTGGTGGCATCGAGAACCTTGCCGCCACCACAGGCGCATTCAGCCAGTCGATCGCCGATCAGTCTGATGTGCTGACCAACGTCACTACGCGTTTGCGTAGCGCCGTCACAGAGCAGTTTGACGCGCTGAACCTGAGCCTGGATGACTTCACCAGCGTCGCTCAATTCCGCGAATATTTTGACTCAGTCAAGCAGAGCCTGGATGCGGTCAACGTGCTGGAGTTGGTACAGGCCGGCAACGCACTGGCGCTGCTGATAGAGCAGGAGAAAGAGCTGGCCGACGTGCGAGCCCAGGCCATGGCCGAGCAGATCGAAGCGGCCAGTGATCTGGTGGATGAGTACCGGTTCCTGCGCACCCAGGCCGCGCGTGTTGCCGGCGATATCCACAATGACATATTCAAACTCACCGGCAACGGCGCAGTGGATTTGCGATCGCGCCTTCGCACCGGTCCCCTGGATGAGCAGCTGGAAAGCGTGGATGCGCTGCGCCAGGAGATCCTGGCCAACTACAACGAGCAGCTGAAACTTGAGCAGCAGTTGCACGAAGAGAAGATGAACCACTACCAGCAGCAGCTCGATACCGCCAAGCGCATTGATGATTACATCAATCAGCTGATGACCGGTGACCTGTCCCCCCTGTCGGTGGCAGACCGTCTGACACTGGCGCAGCAGCAGTTTGATGATGTGTATCAGCGTGCCATCTCCGGAGATCTCGGCGCTGCTCAGGAAGCCACAGGCTACTTCGACGCCTTTGCCCGGTTGAATCAGACTGCCCTGGCCAGCTCTGAAAGTGGTGTGGCCGCATTCAATGCCAACTTGGCCAAGCTGCAGGAGATCAGCGCGCTGCTGGGCCAGGCGCAATCACCAGGTGAATTTGCGGCCGGCGAGTTTGCGGCCACCTATGTGGCTGAGCTTCGCGAGCTGCAGGCTGAGATGATCCGGATTGAGCAGTTGATGGGCGAGCAGATCGTCGGTGAACTGGTGAATCTGAAAGTGCTGTTTGCCAACCTGCCGGCCGAGATCGCGCTTGAACTGCAGGGCCTGATCGGCGACGGCATGCTGGCCATCCTGCAGCAGGGCGCGAACTTCGGCCTGCTCTCCCAGGACATCGTCAACGCGCTGGGCCTGATGCCAAAACTCAGCGACCTGAGTGATGGTGGTATTGCGGCCGCGATTGAAGCGGTGACCGCGCTGTCTGAACACCCGAACATGCTGGGCGATAACATTCAGTCGCTGGCTGATGCGATGGGCGCGATGATCCAGGCAATGCTGGCTCAAGGCACAGCGGTCCAACTGATTGCCGATCAGATTGCGAAGAACCCGGTGGCCACCAACGCCGCTAACCAATACCTGGGCCAGAACGGTCTGGGCAGCGTGTCTGACTACCAAAGCGTGGTTAACACAAGTCTGAGTAATGCAGAGATCGCAGCAACCGTAGCGGCTCTGAATGGGTCGGCCGCGACCGAAGCCGAGGCGGTAGGTGCGATTTACAATGCGGCGATCGCCAACGGTGTTGGATCCGGACAACTGGCTCAGGCCAGCGGCTACAGCCAGGCGGAGATCCTCGCGCTGGCGGCCAAGTACGGTTATGCCTCATTTGCGGTCGGTACCGACCGGGTCGACAGTGATCAGTTTGCTGCGATCCATAAAGAGGAAATCATCTTTGACCGCCCGCGTGCGAGCAAGCTGCGTGATGCGATCGTTGACCGGGTCACAGGTGCTGGCAGCTCAGCGGACGTGCAGCGATTCGTGAAGGCCGTGGAGGCACAGACAGCGCTACTGGCTGAACTGGTTGACCAGAACCGCGATGTGTCTTCAGAGCAGCGTCAGGCGTTTGCAGGGGCCGCTCGGGAGATCTCCGAGAGCGTGGATCGGTTGACCAGGGAAATGGAGGAGCGCGCAGCATGATAAGCGATGCTCAGTATCTGGCCTGGTTACGATCGCAAGCGCCCAAGGTGCTGCTGGCCGAAATGGACTATTACGACACGGTCACCGAAAGTGTGGGCACGGCGTATATCAGTGATCGAGGTTACAACACAAACTGGTCTGACGGGGTTGAGCATCGCCCGTACCCCGACTATCTGAAAGGAGTGCCCAGCGCCAGGCGTACGCTCGGTTCCGGCCGGCCGGCGCGCGGTGAGCTGATCATCGACAACACCGCTGGCGAGCGTGACCACTGGTTGACCCAGTACAAGTGGGACGGCCGCAAGGTGCGCCTGCTCTACGGTGATCCCTCCTGGGAGTATGCAGATTTTCGCCTGGTGTTTATTGGCGTGATCAAAACCCGGTACGGCCGGGGCATCGATGAGCTGCTGTTCAAGATGCGCGAGCCAGAAGACTTCCTTGACCAGCCGGTGCAAGGCTCGACCGTGGCCTCTGGGCCCAATGCCGGCGACTACCTGCCAATCTGCTATGGCGAGTGTTTTAACGTCTCACCGGTGCTGCTTGATGGTGCCACCCACGTCTACCAGGTGAGCGATATCGCGATCGATAGCGTTGACCTGGTGAAAGACAACGGCAAGGGTCCTGTGTCGCATACAGCGGATCTGGCGGCCGGCACGATCACGCTGGCCGGCGCACCGGTGGGCAACATCACGGTGGACTGCACTGGCGCGAAGATCAGCGGGGCCCCGCTGCTCAAAGCTGGCGAGATCATCGATCACATCATCACCGAGCGCACCGATCTGCCGGCAGAGTTTTACGATGCCTCAGCGTTTACCGCGCTGGACACTGAAATCACCTGGCAGCACAACCTGTATATCAATGGCTCGACTACGGCGCGCCAGGCGATCGATATGATCCTGGAGTCGATCGGCGCCAAGCTCTCGCGCACCGAAGCTGGCGCGATCACCGTCGTGTTATTGGCAGATCCGACCGAGAGTGCCGGCATCACCATAAGCCCGGATGACTACCGCATGGATACGCTGGTGGCCAGCGCCACTGAGCTGCCTTGGAAGCGCGGCCGTCTTGGGTATCGGCGCAACTGGACCGTGCAGGAGTCCCTGGACACGCTGGTCACCGCCACTGAGCGCGCCACCCTAGGCCGCGAGTATTCGATTGTCGAGGATGCCAACGCGGTCACCGGCGTTCATCCGCTGGCCACTGAGCCCGAGCTGATCGGCACCACACTGACGCTTGAGGCCGACGCTGCAGAGCGCCTGGCTCAACTCATGGCCCTGCACGCGGTTGAGCGCTACAAGTTCGACCTGCAGGTGTATGCGGTGCTTTACCAGTATGCCCTGGGTAGCACGGTCAAACTGATTGCCGATCGCTACGGTTTCGATGCCGGCATCAACTGCGTTGTCTATGACACAGACAGCGTTTTCACCGATGGACGAGCGAGGTTGACGTTGTGGCGATAGCAAATTCACAGATACGGGTGATCACAGAGAATCTGGCGCGCGTGGCCACGCTGACTGCCACGCCTGAGCTCGACAACATCGCGACCATGCCGATCGAGAATGTCCAGAACAGCAATCGCACCCTGTCGTTTCGCAGCACGGCCATCGATGAAGACGGCGTCACCATCGGCTTTGAGCTGCCGGCACGTAAGCGCATCTCGGCCGTAGTGCTTGATGGCCACAACCTACGGGTGGGTGATAAGTGGAAAGTGCGGCTGTGGTCCGGACCTGAGAAAACGGGATCCCTTTTTGAAACGGAGTTCCTTGAAGCGCTCGTACCCAAGACGGCCGGTGAGGTGAACTGGGGCATCGACAACTTTACCGCCACCGCGTTTGACGACTGGGATCGGGTGTACAGCGTCACCTGGTTTGGCTCTGTGGCCGCCCAGTCCGGCGAGATCGTGGTGATCAGCGAGGGCAATCCCGATGGCTACATTGATTTCAATCGACTGGTGTTTGGCCAGGCGATATCGCCACAGCGCAATTTTCAGTTCGGCTACGAACTGGACTACCTGGACACCAGCACCCACGAGCTCACAGCGGGCGGCAGCGGCCGATCGGATCCGGGCGTGATTAGACGTCTGATCAACATCCAATTGCCCAGGGTGCTCGACTCAGAGCGCAGCACCTGGGCGGACTTTGTCCGCAATACCTCCATGTACAACGAGATCTTCGTCAGCCTGTTTCCCGAGCGCGGCGGCAAGCTTGAGCGCGATCATTCAATGATGTGCATCGTGAAATCACGTTCTGCCCTGCGAAACGTGAACGCCCGGCGATTCACCATCAGCATCAATTTCCAGGAGAACTGATATGCCAGTGCCCACTTTTACCGCTATTGAGTTTGACAAAGACGACAACCCTTACGATGACGGCACCGGCTATATTGAAAAGTGGCAGCAGCTGAGTGCCAATTTCACCACGTTGGCTACTTATGTGGCTGAGGTGGAGTTCTCGGTCGAGCAGACCTCGCAGAACATCATGGATCTGACTGCTACTAATCTTGAATTGGCTAGTACATTCGCAGCCTCGGCAGCAGCCAAGGCCCAAGAAGCCGCTCAGATCGTCAGCAACGACGCCATAGCTGCCATCGAAGCGCAGTTCAACTACGCCTCAGTGCAAAAGGCCATCTACGTCAGCAATATCGGTTCATGGCGCACCCGTGGACGCGGGCTGTCATGGTACGACCCGACAAAGCCTTCAGTGCTGGTAGGCCAGAACACGCCAGCCAAGGGCCAGTATTCGACCGTAGCAGCAGCGGTATCAGCAGGCGGGCTGGTGGGTGAGTATTTCTATAATATCGCGACAAAGTTCTGGGAGAAGATTACTGCTACTGGCACGCCGGCATCGACCCGGATTTATGCAGCGGGGCAGGTGGATTTTCCGGCTGAAGTTGTGATTGCTGCCATCGGTACTGGGGCAGGACAGCGATTGTTAATCCATGATGCTACGGTTGCTGGGAGCCCATTGTGGGGAGAGTTCGATACACCGAGCAGCATCAACAACAATTGGGGTGACACATTCATTACTGGCGGCGGCGCCTACCCCATTAACTCTATTGCCATGCATGGCAGTACGTTAATGTTCAGTAAGTTGCGGGCGGCAGGCCCAAATGATAGCGTCGCCACCGGTGCGTTTTTCCTTGATTTCGCTAATGGCACAGCAACAGCATTAAACGCCACTGCAAAGTGGAAATGGGCGTCACCATTAGTGTTTGGAAATCAGGCGTCAAGCTACAAGACCATTTCTACAACAGAAGTTTTACCCAGTAGCAACGTCAACGCCCTAGCCACCTGCATCGCCGATGATGCCCCTATTGATCCTGTCAGTGGTGAGCCGATAGGGTATGTTGCAGGGGCGTCAGGTAGCGGGGCATTTGTTATTAAGCCTGATGGTACGATTCTTAGCGGCGGTCTCGTCAATAATTTTACGTTTGTCGGCTTCCTTGAAAACCGATTATACGGATTCCGCTTCGTATCTAATCGCACTCTGTATGATTTTGGTCCCGTTGACGAGTTAGTGGGCGGCTTCAATGGTACTGGCTATAGCATAGTCACCACTCCCGGCTTTTCAGCCAATGATGACACTATGAGGGTGTTTACAACGGGGGATGAACTGGCCATCACATATTCCACCGGCATAGACCTCCTACGCCCCAACCCCAACGAACCCACCAAATCCCTGATCCAAAAAATCGGCAGCAACTTCAACACCGGCCCCTATATCGACGGCGCGGGTACTGCTGCTGTGATGTGTGATACGACTACGGGGGCGATTGCTGATACTGAGCTTGCTGCAAATCCTGACTTCAGTACAGACACAGCAAGTAATTGGCTATCTGTGGGTAACGCTCAAAACATAGCTGTAACGGGCGGCGAGCTTGTGTGGGAACGAATTGCGGGGGCAACAGCAGGATGCGTTATTAGGTCTAACACAGGCGGGCCATTCACAGGCTTGACAGTTGGTAAGACGTATAAGTTAAGTGCTAACTACCGACAGCCTTTGGGAATAGCGCGAGTTGGCTATGTGGCTGTCGTTTCAACAAGTGTCGTTGGTATGGGTGAAAGCGCAACACAAACGTTATCAGTCACAGACCAGTTGTTTGAAGTTTCGTTCATTGCTCTAACCACAACAGTATATATCTACTTCTATGCGAACAGCACTGAAGCGGGAGACTCGTTTGCCAGCTCAAGCGTGTCACTGAAAGAAGTCACAGCAGACCGCTCCGGCAACTCCAACAACTTTGCCGTAGTTGGCTCCCTCGCCCGCACAGCCATCAACTCCCTGCCCGGTGCTATTGCTGCGTACAGTGGTTTCAGTGCCACAAACTATCTGAGCAGTTCAAATGCTGCGCTGAATGTAAGTGGCGTGGCGTTTACTTGGCCTGTGGTATTCAAGGTGGCGGCGGGGTCTGATACTGCGTTGATAGGTGCGGGTGATTTTAATGTGTCGCAGGAAGAGCGTTACTTGTATGTTGCCAGCTCCGGAGTTATTTCATTTTACACCGGCGCCAGCTCAGCTGTGACCTCGGCTGGTTCATATGCGGACGATAAATGGCACTTCGCCGTACTTATTCATACTGCGACCGGAAGCGTTTCGCTCATGGTTGATGGTCAGGTAGTCGGCACAGGCTCATACACACCGGCCGCGTTCGCCGAATCTGCTATTAAGGTTGGGGTGAGAATCAATAACACATTACCGTGCGCCGGATCAATAGCGGCTTTCACACCTCAAACCGGCACCGCATGGTCAGAGGATCAGGCAAAGCACTGGTGCCGCACAATGAAAGCCATGATCGACAACGGCAATGCCACTCAACCTGCCGCAGCAGTAGCAGCAGACTTTATCACCCGATCAGGTCAGACACTGAGCGCAACCAGCTCGACTGTCTACCGATCCACCAACACAGCACGTATCAGCAGTCAGGCGTCAACGGTTGGTACTATCGCAACCGTCGGCGTTGGTGAGCGCGGTGAGATTGTGGTGGGTGGCAGTACCGGGCTGAAGGTGTCTGTGCCGGCGCGGAATCTGCGTGAGGGTGAGCTGAGGAGGACTGTCAAACGGTTCTCTATTCAATACACCGGTGACGCTACGGGTGAGCGGAACCAATTCCCCGACCCCGCGAACCCCGCGGAGATGGCAGCAGCCCGGGGCGCGACGCCAATTGCTGTATATGACGAGCGAGAGTTCTTGCATCTAGGGGCATCGAAAGATTGGGTGCTCAAATACGATGGATTCGGCTACTGGACGGAGATAGCAGTTGATCCGGCTGACGGTAACACGGTCGAAGTGGTATTCGAGACGGAGGGTTGGGAATGATTACTTTTGCTGATAGTCATGTAGATTTGATGGGTTCAGTGACGTTTACACCACAGGAACTCCAGCGGCGCTGGGACCGGGAATTGCAGAAGAAGTGGCGCAAGGAAGTGCAGGACAACCTGCGTGACTTTATGCAGATCAAGCCGAGTCTGGACCCAGAAACATTCCCGCAGTATGCGCAGAACGATGTGCTGCTGTCTGACTTCATCAGCGATAAGCAGACCTGCTACCAAAGGCGATTGGCTGACGAGGTGAAGAACGAGCTCCTGATTACCACGATTGCCTACGAGCACGCAGTACGCCGAAAAGCAGAGCTGGAATTGATGATCGACGGGCGTGATGCGGTTGCTGAGGTACCGGAAGAAACTGATCCGGAGACAGGCGAGGTCACTCAGACGTATGTGCCGCCAGTGACAGCGGTTGAACCGCTAGCCACTACCATTGAATCGGTGGATGAAAGTGGTGACCCCGTAACAATCACTAACCCGGCACTGACGCAGGCGCTGGCTGATTTGGCTGATGCCCAGGCGGTGATTGATGATGCCAGTGGTGAAGTTTTGACTCTGGCGGCAGAACGAGCTCTTTAA